TTCTTTGAGTATTCTCGTGAGCATGTAAATCTCCAGCAAAAACAACTTTGAACTTATCAAATCTTTCTAAATCTACTTCTGGTACTACATGTGGTGGTATCTCTCCACGAACATGAGTATATAAGATTTCTGCATCAATATTTTCTATTGCATCTTTTCTATGTAAGTCTGCATAAGGTAATATTGCCCAGTTATCTTCGTAATATGTTGTATCAATTACTTCTACTAGAGGATTGATACTACTGGTAACTTTCTTCAAATTAGTAAAGAAAGTTTTATTTTTTCTTGTGGCTTCATGATTGCCGTCATATATAATAGTTCTTACATTTACTCTCTTTATAAAATCAAAGTAAAGAGTAAGTTCATCCATGCTGGGAACTCGATCAAACAAGTCCCCACCAATGATGTGTAAATCACAATTATTTTCCGCAATTACATTCTGTATTTGTTCAAAGAACATTTCATAGCGAGAGCAAGCCCAAGCTACAGGTACATTCTTTTGTCCTAATTTAATATGCCAGTCTGCGGTGAATAATATCATTTCATTGTTTCCTGAATAAATTTACCTATTGTATTTATATCTTGGTCTGATAACATAGCAGCTTGTCCCCACATAGTAGAAGACATAGCACCTACAGTTTCTCTGTTTTTGTAAGCATTTAATCTGTCAACTATGTAATCAGAAGATTGACCTGCTAGTTTAGGAAATACAGCCATACCTTGACCTTCCATTCCATGACAAGCAGCACAACCTGCCCATAGACTTCTAATAGAGGAAAACTCATCTGCATTTGCAAGTTCTTGTTTTGCTCTTAGTATGTCTACGCTTGTACCATTTAGGGCTACATAATCAATATAACATTGACCAGTACAACTAGTATTACTAGGCTGTCCTCTATATTCTAGATTATTGTAAGCAACCGAGATAGTTGCAAACATACCTATACAGATTGTAAATATATACCCCTTCATTTTTCATTTCTCCAATCTTTTACCCATCTTGCTCCATCTCTTTCTGCGTCTAAAAATATAGCATTAGTGAAACTTATAGGTAAAAGAACTGCAATATGAACAATGATACTTGTTACTACTGAATAGCCAAGCCATCCCATATAGTAAGAGGCAACAAATCCAAAGTATACTGACCACATAGTAAACAATACTAACATAAAGTAAGTTTGTAAACTTGGGTCAGGAATAACTCTTAATGGATTATATTTTGCATCCATGATTATACGCCAGGTATCTACTATCCATAATAGTGATTTTTTTAATTGCTTCATGCTACGAAGTCTTCTCCTGGTTGCCATTCACAACCTGTAAGTCCACCAGCTTTTAAGCCTTGTAGTGTTCTTAGTACTTCGTTTGCATTTCTACCTGTATCAAGTGCATTGACTGATACATGTTGAACAACCCCTTCTGGGTCTACAATATATGTAGCTCTAAAGCAGACTCCATTATCTTCATCAACTATTCCTAGTTTAGTAGATAACTTAAGTCCACAATCTGCAGCTAAAATATGATTAATATTTCTAATTGTGTCATTTGTTTGTTTCCACATTAGTTTACAGAACTCATTGTCACCGCTAACGCCGATAACATCTGCTTCTGATACTAGCATATCCATTCCTGCAATTTCAGTAGGGCAGATAAAAGTAAAATCTTTAGGATAAAAATACATAACAGTCCAACTATTGGGTGCTAATACATCTAAATCTAAAAAACTATTGCTTTCATCTACTCCAACCATATGGAAATTAGGAAAGATACTTCCTACTCCAATCATGATACGTCGAACTCCGAATCTACTTGCTCTTCTCCGCCATCTTGATTATTGATTCTTCTTAGTAATTCCAACTGTGCGTCAGCAGTAGGTCTAGGAAGTACATCATCCATAGATTTAAGATCTTTGATAAGCTCTTTTTCTTCGTCGGTTAGTTCTCTATTTTTACATTTTAAGACAGCTAACTGATACTCAACGTTAAATACTTGAGGTCCAGTTTTCTTTCTTTTAAAATGAATGTCATAACCAGTTACTGGGTCTGTTGGATCACCTAAGTCTTCCATAGCTACAATAATTTGGTCAAACAGTTTTCTTTTAAGATTCAATACTTTAACTGAATTGTCTGAATAATCAATACATTGAACCGCATAAGACCATCCACACTTTAAGTCTGGGTAAAAGTCTCTTACGTGGTCGTGTTCGATGTTATTAAAGGTTTCAGAGTTTCTGTCGAAAGACAAACATTCCATAGGGATGTTTTTGTTGTTCTCTCCTTTAATCCAGTAGACATATCTAGGGAGTAAGTCGCCCACTAGTCTTACCTTGTGGTCTTCCTTATCCGCGTAGTTATAAGTTGATATTTTATCTTTTTGGGCTGAGCCCTTGGTTACATTAAAGCCTATTGCCATAATAATTCTCCTATTGTGTCTCCTCGAACATAAAATGAATCCTGCCGTTTTTTATGTCAAGCAGTCTGTTTTTAGTAATAATATCTTCTGATATTGGTAACATCAGAAGGTCAAGTGTGGAGTCTTTGGTTTGCTGATACTCAAAGTAATTGCGAAACGATGCGACTCCTGCATATTCCACTACTTCTTTATCTGAGTAACTGCGACCAGCATTTAGTAGTTTCTCAGGATTCAAGAGAAACGACTGTCCGCCATAGTAGTGTTTATAAAATTTAAACACTCGGTCGTTGTAATTTTTGGGTGTAAGTTTAAAAGTAATAATTCTTAGGATTGTAATGGTGTCCATAACATTTCCTTTGCTTCTTTTTAAAATCTCATTCCAATTAAATAATAACATATTATATCAAATTTTATAGATGTTGTCAAGAACTATTTTTGTCATCTTCATACGGACGACTAGATCGAATTTTTCCAATATCTTCTGGAGACATTGTTGCATGAACGTCATTCAATGCCATATCTACTAGTTTGCCTTGGTAGATGTAACTACCACAATGCATAAGTTCAACCATTGGCAATGTCCATATATCTATATTCTGCTTTCTCAGATTTTCACAAAACATGTAATCTTCACTTAGATATCTGTTTTCTTCATTGATTATACAGTCAAAATAAGCATGAATTTTTTCTCCTAGTTTAAACTCTCCTTCTCTTAAATGGTCAGGAGTATACTCTAACTCGGGATGTGCTTCTGCATATTCTTCAAATACACTTCTATGTATCATCATAAATCCAGTACCTGCTTCTTTAACTTTTACTGGCTCATATATGGGTGCTCTACCACCTGGGTATGCTCTATGGTCTGGATTAAAAACCATGTCCCCCGCTACCTTTTCTAGTGCTACTGGATTATCGTCAAATGTTCCTGACTGAGCAGCTTTTAATACTTTCTCCCAAGCTATAGTTTTCTTAGGATATAGTGCTGTCATAACTCTATATTTCTCAGGATCTTCTGCAACTAAGTGAGTCATATACATTAAGTCTTTGGCTTGCCATGCAACATCACTATCTATAAATAACATGTGAGTTGACTCAGATTTTAAAAAGTTAGCAACACAATAATTTCTTGCTCTAGTTACTAACGATTCATTAAATAAATAATAAATCTGCATTTCAATTCCATAATGCATAAACATACTTGTAGTGTCCATTAGTGATTTAGTATATAGTCCATAGCATTGACCACCATACATTGGAGTAGCTACAAAGATTTTCATCTTTCTCATCTCTTCCAAATTTAATTGGATTTCTTTTGTTTCTTCTGTCATAATACGGTTACCTCATAACCTTCTCTAATATAATATCCCATCCTAGCGTTTGCTTGACGAGATGCTGTTTTTCCTTTTAAGTTTATGTCTACGATAACTGGTTGTCTTTTGCCATCCATTTTTCGGACTACTCTACCTATAAGCTGTGTAAGTAATGGTTCATTATTAACTGGTGTACCTAGTACTAAACAACTTAATTCATTTAATGATATACCTTCTGAAAATATAGACTGTGTTCCAAATAAAATATTTTTACTTGTTCTTACTTCTTGCATAGCTTCTTCTCTTTCTTCAAAATTCATATCGCCTGTTATTGATACTGCTTTGTCTCCTACAAGATTAGCACACCTCTTTAAAAAATGTACTCTGTCAGAAACAACCAATACCTTATGTCCTTCTGCAGCATACTTTGC